TTAGGTCTACTCGTAAAGAATTTAAAGAAGATAATAAAATGCAACCACTGCTTTTTGCAGGGTTATTGGTTCAGGGAGGAGTTGTTAGCTATGAGGCTAACCTCAAATCTGGAGGTGCTGGTGCTAGGTATCTAGGTATAGGTAATAGTAAACAGTACAGAGAAGATACAGTTACTATATCATTACGATTAGTTTCTGTATCAACTGGAGAAGTGTTGATGGAAACTTTAGTTTCTAAAAGCATTATCTCTACAAGTATTTCTCAGGATGTATTTCGTTTTATAGAAGCCGGTACTGAACTGGTAGAAATAGAAGGAGGAGTTGCTGAGAACGAGAGTGTTTCTATAGCTTTGCAAAAAGCAATAGAGACTGGAGTATTAAATATAATATATACAGGAATACAGAGAGGGTATTGGGAATATGAAAACATTAAAATTAATGAGCCTAGTTGTAATGACGAGTGCATCGCTGCTATACGGGGCTGATAACGAAATATATGTTGACCAATCAGGTGCTACAGCAAATATTGATTTAGAACAACTTGGAAACTCTAATATCATCGGTGGTCTACAATCAGTTGCTGGTACTTTAACAGCACTAGATTTAGATGGTTTGAATCTTACATTAGATATAAATCAAATCGGTGATTCCAATAAATTCTTAGGTGATATCCTTGGTGATAACATCACAGGTTTCTTTGAGTTTGACGGAGATAATAATAACTTCACAATACAAGGAGACCCAACAAATACTTATGGTATTGATAGTTCTGATTTCAATGTTGATGTTACTGGAAGTTCTAATAATTTTACATTAGACGTTGGTACATCTGCACTTGCAGGTACACTTGACTTAGACTGGATTATCAACGGTGATAGTAACACTTTTGATTTTGATATTAACTATGATGGAGCTACTAACTACGTAGATGTAGACGGAGATAGCAACACAGTAAACTTTACAGGAAGCGGATATGCAGACGGATACTTCTATCTTGACCACACAGGAAACAGCAGAACATTCAACATTATCCAATCTTCAACATTGGTTTCAGACTGGTTACAAATCAATTCTACGGGTAACAATGGTACTATTTGTGTTACTCAAAATGATGGTGGTACAAGCACAAGCTGCTAATATTGGAAACATAACAGAACTTAATGGAGCTGGTAGAGTCGTAAGAGATTCTGCATATGAAGCTTCATTAGATTTTAACATAGAAAGTTACGATAATGTCCAAACTTCTAACGGGAGATTGGGCATTACTTTTTTAGATGACAGTCAAGTTAGACTTACTGAACATTCTGAATTAATAATAGATGAGTTTATATACGACCCCGACCCATCTAAATCTAAAATGGCTTTACAATTTGCCAGTGGTACTGCAAGATTTATCACTGGTAAGTTAGCTACAATAGATAAAGAAAATATACTAATACAAACTCCAAGTGCTACGATAGGTATTCGTGGTACAGATTTTACTGTAACTGTAGATGAGCTAGGTAGAAGTTTAGTTATATTATTACCAGACGATGATGGTCTTCCAAGTGGAGAGATAGTTGTCGCAACAGCTATGGGACAGGTAACACTTAACAAGCCTTACCAAGCTACAACAGTTTCAATGTATGAGACTGAACCAACCAAACCCGTTATCCTTGACTTGACTCTTGAGTTAATTGATAACATGTTAATAGTAAATGCACCAAAGGAAGTACAAGAGAATGAACAAAGAGAAGATGGAGGGAGCAGCACTAGCATTCTTGATGTTGATTTCCTTGAGTTTGATGATTTAGAAGTAGACTATCTTGCAGAAGATGAGTTAGAGTTTACAGAGCTAGACATAAACTATCTTGATGTAAACTTTCTTGAAGACTTGTTAGACATCATAGAAGATGTAAATGAGTTAGACCAAACTGAAACACTTTTAAAAACTGATATAGATTTAAAAGGGACAGAAGTTGGATATGATGCTAACACTCAGATAAATACTTTTATGACTGATAACGTCATAACCTTTTATAAAACTTTAGAAGATACTATACGTTTAGATTTAGATAAACAGAATGCTTATACTGTTATCTTAATTCAAAACGGTAAGAGTACACAGATAGTTGTTAATGGTGGAGGAGACTCTACTATAAAAATTACACAGGATAATTGATATGAAGTGGTCATCATTACTATTAGCTTTACTTACACTACCGTTACTATTCAATAGTGTTCCACTAGAAGTACTAAGACTCAAAACCTTTGATGCTCTAGTACCTCAACAAAATCCTACCGGACACTTTACAATCCTTAACATTACTGAACAAGACCTAGACGATATGGGAGGATATCCTTTACCTCGTCAAGACTTAGCAAAGATTCACAACGATATAATAAAAGCTGGTGCCTATGGCGTAGGTTGGGTTATGTTATTTCCACACGAAGATAGAATGGGTGGAGATGATGAGTTTGCTAAAGCTTTACAAAGTTCTGCAAGTGTTATAGCTATGCCAGAAATAAACAACAATAGTTATCCTGCTACACACGGTACAGTTATCAAAGGACCAATAGTATCCTTACCAAAAGCTCAAGGATTTTTAGAGAACATAGATGTTTTAAAACAGTCAGCTAGTCAAGGTGCTATATCTGCACCAGTAGATGTAGATAATTTAGTAAGGCGTATACCTTTACTACAACAAACAGATAATGGGTGGGTTGCTTCTTTTGGAACGGAAGTTTTAAAAATACTAGGAGGTGGTCGTACTTATCAGATTGTAACAAATCTGAATGGAATAGAACAAATTAGAGTAAGAGGTATTCCACCCGTTTCCACAGATAGTCTTGGACGTAAATGGATTAGTTGGGTAGATACACCACAGATAACATTAGATGAACTTGACAAAGCTGAATCTACTTTTGTATTTGTAGGATTTACAGCTAAAGGAATATCACCACAAGTTGCAACACCAGTTGGATTATTAGAACCACATAAAATACAAGCAGCTCTATCAGAAAGTATGTTGATGGACACACCTTACATACCTGATTATAGGTTAGTAGTAGAACTATTATTATTAGTAGTCTGTGGCTTCCTCACAGCTCTTCTAATAGCACGATTAGGTATCACATGGGGTATTGTATCAGTTGGTTCTTTGATGGCAGGAACAGGCTACTTTGGATATAGTGTCATACAAAGTAACATACTTATAGATGTGACTTGGACTTTAATAAGTATGACACTTATTGCTACGTTACAATTCTATTTAAACTTTAGAACTCAATACAAACTTAGACAACAAATCAAAAAACAATTTGAACATTACCTTGACCCAAGACAAGTCAAACAACTACAAGATAATCCAGAACTTTTGAAGTTAGGCGGAGAAAGAAGAAGATGCACATTTTTATTTACAGATGTTCGTGGCTTTACAAGCTTATCAGAAAAACTAGAACCTGAAGAAGTTACAGAGATTATGAATAAAGCATTAACGATACAAGCTGATGCAGTTAAAAAGTATGACGGTATGGTAGATAAATATATTGGTGATGCAATGATGGCTATCTTCAATGCACCTATAGATGTTCCTGAACACGAGACCAAAGCCATCCAAGCAGCATTACAGATACACCGAGATATGGAAGAAGCACAATTAGGAATCGAAATAGGAATAGGTATAAATACAGGAGAAGCAGTAGTAGGGAATATGGGAAGTGAGACACGATTTGATTATTCTGCTATTGGTGATGCTGTAAATCTAGCGGCTAGGCTAGAGAGTTCTACTAAAGAAGTTGGAGAAGATATAGTGATTGGGTATACCACAGCTATGAACTCTGATATACCCACTCGTTATTTAGACCCTATAAAAGTAAAGGGTAAAAAAGATGAGATAATTATTTACACTATTCAAGAGCATTAAGTTCTCTTTGAAAGTAATCGTGTAAGTTTTCTAATTTAGCTTTACCGTTTCTAATAATAGTTCTCATAAGAGGTCTATCATCAGGAGGAAATACTTCATCAACCATATCCTCTGGTAACATACTAAACTCTGTCATTATTTTATTATCTCTTGTTAAGACAATCTTGAAACTAACTAGGTTAGCTTCTTGTTTATTAATCATGGGACTCCTCTAAATTTGTAAATTTAATATTGTCCTGTCTACCTCTTAGCCCTGCCTTCATGTAGGTAGTAGCCCTACCTTCAAAAAAGTTCTGGTGTTCTACTCCGGTAACTTCATCAATCCAACCAAGAGGATTTTCTCTTTGGTCATAGTTAGTCTTAAGACCAAGTTGAAGTAACCTTCTATCAGCTATGTATCTATTGTAAGCATACATATCTTTTTTAGTTAGTCCTTGAATGTCTCCCATATCAAATACTAAATCTAAAAACTTATCTTCAAGTGTTACCATATGTCTACATATCTCATATAGTTCTTTCTTAAAATCATCTGTCCATATTTCTATGTTTTCTTTTATAAACTCTCTAAACAACTTTGTCATTGCTTCAACGTGCATAGATTCATCACGGATAGAATAGGTAACTATCTGACCCATACCTTTCATCTTACCGAACCTTGGAAAGTTTAAAAGAATAGCAAAGCTACTAAACAACTGTAGTCCTTCTGTAAAAGCTGAATAAACTGCTAAAGTTTTTGCAATGCTTTCTTTCTTAGCTTTAGAAGGTTTAAAGTTACCAACATAATCATGTTTGTCTGACATCTCTTCATATTCTGCAAAAGCTTTGTACTCTATCTCAGGCATTCCAACGGTATCAAGTAACAAACTGTAAGCATGTTGATGTATTGATTCCATGTTTGCAAAAGAACCCATCATCATTCTTGCTTCAGGTTTCTTAAACAAAGGCATATACTTATCTACATATCCTGCACCTACATCTACATCTGACTGTGTAAACAATCTGAATATTTGTGTAAGTAAATTCTTTTCAACTGGTGTAAGTTCTTGCCAATCTTTTACATCTGTATGTAGTGGTACAGACTCAGGCATCCAATGCATTTGATTCTGTAATACATAGTAGTCAAACATCCATGGATATTCAAACGGTTTATAGTAATCTCTCGTTTTTAGTAAGCTCATTTTTCTTTTCCTTTTTCTTTTTGTTGTTAAATATTTTATCCCAATTCTCTTTGTATTTTTTTTCGTTAGGGTTCCTACGTCTAGAACCTTTTCCTCCGTGCCACTGACTCATTATCCCTCACAAGCAAGACACTCAGTATCTTCTAAATTAATTCTAGGTACTTTAACATTTACATTCTCTACAGTTCTTGCTGCATTAGAACGGAAATAGTAAAGCGATTTTAGTTTGTTCATACCGTACCAATGAACATCATTTACATACTGCATGTATTCATCATGTACTTCTTGAGGTTCTGTAGCTTTTGGTAAAGTAAAGAATAGATTAACTGACTGTGCTTGACAAATAAACTCTTGTCTTTTGTAAGCATGTTCAACAATCCATATTTGATTTATCTCATTAGCTGTTTTAAATATTTCTTTTTCATCATCAGTAAGAACATCTAAATGTTGAACAGAACCATCACTACCTGATATATCTTTCCAAAGATTCTCTAACTCTTTACCTTTTAATCCTTTAGATTTTAAAAGCTTTTCAAGGTATTTATTTTTTACTTGATAGCTTCCGGATAAAGTTTTGTGAGTATAGCAGTTAGCACGATAAGGCTCAATGCTAGGAGAAGTCCCACTACAAATGATACCGCTACTAGCATTAGGAGCAATAGCAAGGAGATTAGCATTCCGCTTACCGCTACCATGGATATCAGGAGCCTCGCCCCTTTCAATAGCCAACTCTTTAGTTGCTTCTGTCGCTTTGAGTTTAATGTAAGTAAATGCCTTAAAGTTAAACCCAGTTGCGTAAATGCCCTCAAAAGGAAGTGACCTACGTTGAAGATAAGCATGGAAACCCATAGCACCAAGACCGAGACTTCTTTCTCGATACGCTGAGTAGGCACTCTTGGTAAAGCCTTCTTTACCTTCTTTAACATATTTTTGAAAGCGTTTAAAATTCGCACTATATTCTCCTAGTTGTGTTGTATCTATTGCATTGTCAATATAATGTTGAATTATATTATCAAGCATGGTTATTAAATCTTGTATAAAGTTATCGTCCTTAGACCAATCATCAAAGTGTTCCAAGTTTACAGAAGACAAACAACATACTGCTGTTCTTTCTTCATCAGTTGGTAAAGTTATTTCAGAACATAGATTACTTTGACGTATCTTAAGTCCTAAATCTTTTTGTGCTTTAGGTAAAGCTTCGTTACATTTATCAATATTGACCATGTAAGGTTCACCTGTTTCAGCTCTAGCATTTATTATCTGCCACCATAAGTCTCTAGCATTGATAGTCTTAACAGCTTCGTTAGTCTTAGGGTCAATCAATCTCCAGTCATCATCATTTTGTACAGCTTCAAGAAAAGCATTAGTAATGTTTACACCGTTATGAAGATTAAGATTCTTTCTATTTATATCTCCACCTGATTCTTTTCTCATGTTAATGAACTCTTCAATCTCCGGATGAGATATATCCATGTAAGCTGCATAAGAACCACGTCTTGTTGTGCCTTGGTTAAAGGCTAACATCTGTGAATCTACTACGTGGATGAAAGGAATAGAACCAGTAGAACGACTGCCATGAGTAGTTGAAATACCGTTGCTCCTAATATCGCCCCAATATCCACCAATGCCTCCACCTGAACTTGCCAACCATATGTTCTCATCATAGTGAGCAGATAGACCACCCCTGCTGTCAGGAACATAATTGAGAAAACAACTGATAGGAAGCCCACGAGTGGTACCCCCGTTACTAAGAATAGGAGTGCTGAACATGAACCAACGAGAGGAAGCGTAGTTATAAAGTCTTTGAGCCAACTCAAAATCGGTCTCTCCTTTGAATGTTGCTCCGAAGACGGAGGCTCTTGCGAATGCTTCTTGTGCATGTGTTTCTCCTTCCCAAAAATATCTATCTTTGAGTGTGTCTAAACTAAATTTATCAAATTCTTTTTCTTTGTCATAGTTTATTTCAATTCCTAAGTAAGGCTTAGTTCCTATTTTATCTTCAACCATTGTCTTGTTCCTTATTGTTTACGTAGATTGCTATTATAGCATAATGTATTATTTTATATAAGTCTAAGTTGTTCTTTCCGTCTTTCTTTCCAAACCTCATAGCATACTTCATAATGTTTCCAAGACAGAATCCTTCTCCATATCCAGAATCAATTATCATATCAGTTGCTTGGTACTTACCATTAGCATAATGTTGAGCATATGTATTACCTATGTATGCTTTTAGTTCATTTAATATTTTATCTTCGTTAAATTTATAATTCACTTTTCCATTCCTCCGGTAATGTTTCTTCACTATACCATATAAAATTATTTGTCTCTGCCCATTCAGCATGAGTTCTTTTTGTTTTATCTTTTCTTACCTTTGCACCCGGCATAGGCGAGTAAGGTTTTTGAAAAAGAAAAACTAACTCATAATTATCAGGTAAAGCTTTTCTAATATGTAAGTACTTACTATACTCTGCATAGTCCCAGAACCTACCTTTAGCTTCTAGTAATATTGTTTTACCATCTATAACTTTTACAAAGTCTGCTTCATACTTGTGCTGAACAACATACTCTATAGTATCCCAATGATGTTTCCAATCCTTGAGAAGTGTTTGATGTATATCATATTCCCAAGCACTATCGTATCCTTTAGGTACGTTAATCTTTTTAGGTCTTGGCTTTCTT